TAGCTAAATATCTCCTTTCGTACTGTCCAGCTCCCATACATATAGTATACAAGCTGTTGTCTGTAGTTCAAGAGATAAAGCTTTATTCTCTCATAATAGCCCTTGCATTTTTCACGAGAAAAACGAAGAGGACATGCATTACACACGTCCCCAACGTTTCAGAATTTCCTCTCTACTTCTTCGTAGGTCTAAAACGGTTGATTAACCCTTTGAATGTTGAAGATGTGAAGGTTCCAGTTTCTTCAAACTTAAATCCTTTATTCATCCAGATGCCGTAACACATCAACGGAATCAATAATTCTGCCGCTGCAATACCAACTCTGAAATATCGATCCTTAACCTGCTCTGCGATTTGCCGTTCTTTGAAGTCATTATCTTTCGTAACGGACTCTCCGTCCATCATACGCCGATTGTACTTCTCATCAGCATCCCACACGCTCTTGTTCTCTTCGATTCTCAGCTTATAAAGCTTCGTCAGATCATCAATCGCTGTTGATTTCTCTTTGCTTCCGGACTGCAAATCAGATAAAGCCTTAATCTGTACTGCAATCTCCTCACTTAATAATTCATCAACGTTTTTCCCTTCCATTTCGTTCTCCTTTCAAATAATTATTAGGTTCATTCCATAATAGAGAGTGTTATTTGTGCGAAATATAATTTTTAAGCTCCACTCGCAGACGTACGTAACGCTGCTTGTAAATTGCATCTGCGCCAGATCGATCTAATTCAAGAAATAAATAAGGTCCGCTATCTGGATCTGATTCATCGACCCTAAGCGAACCTACTGGCTTTTCTCTAAATATAAATCGTGACAGTAACACCCCAACCATTATTCCGATCAGTAATCCAATCACTAAGCTCACTTCTACTCCTCCTTCCAAAAAGTTTTTCTAAAAATTACCACCAGGCAATTTCTCAAATATCAAAATAGCATGTTTTACGGTAACCTACGTACGGTATCTAACCTAGGATAAAAAGAAAGAGCCATTGCTGGCTCAATCTTTGTTACGATAAGATGTGTAACTAACTCTTCGATTTCTTTGTTCGTTTTTAAGATCATTTGTTACGGTAAACATCCCTATTATAAAAAGTAATACCCCACTTTCAAAAGCGATCAATACCGACAACAAATAAATGATAACGTTCTTTAAATTAGACATAGTAGTCACTCTCCTTTCATAAAGGGAGTTGTAATTATTGCGTATTCTCACCCTCATACACCGTCTTCTTCCTAAGATCAGACCAGGTAATGTAGCGATCTTTCTTGCATACCGGGCAAAAGAATTTGCTAATCTTTCCGCCGATATCCTCAAATTCTTTGCTCTCGCCCTCAAGTCTGCTCTGGCAGTTTGGACAGTTAAACCGGTATACCTTCTTCACAGCTCTATCAACAATCTTCATATCATTTCCGCTCCTTGTTAAGTAACCAGAAGAATCGTCTGTACAATTCGTAGTAGACATCCTTACAACATGGAATTTCTAATCTAGCTTTAAGAATGTCATAAGACCATCCCTCTGTTACAGCTTTTAAAATATACTCTGCCAGTTCTCGATCAGTCTGCTCTGCAACCCTCTCGACCATATCCGTACGTTCGGAATAATATGTCTTAGCCATAGCGCATTTTGCAGTTGGATCACCAAGTGTACTGGTGATCACGAATGATGCTGAATCTTTTGGTGGATTAGCATACCCGTCAAGAACCGAATAAGCTTTTCTCCAGATCGGATACTGAAGACAAAAATGCTTCAATTCGTAATAACGGTGTTTTTCTATCCAATAAGGATTCTTTTCAGATAGCTCCGGACGTATTGTTGTTCCCATTAGCGCTTCTCCCCTTTCCACACATAACCAGTCTCCTCGTACAAGCGCTTCGGTGAAATATAAAAATTGATACGTCCGTACTTAGAATTCATGTCCTCAATTTTTGTCACTAACTGACCATTCCTTGTGGCTTTTCCGATTGGCAACCATCCAGATATAATACCGGCCCTAACCCATGACGCGTCTTTGCCGTAAATTCGTGCCGCAACCATTACCGGAACCGAGCCAGTTGCAAATTCATTTTCATTCATTGGCTGCTACCTCCTTTCAACGGCTATTCTAGGTTAGGAACAGCATTTAGTAAAAACAACCTCGGTGGATATGAGCAAAAAGAAAGAGGCTTTGCTAAGCCCCTGTTCTCATTTTGTTAAACCGTAGTTTCTGTAACCGAATACGCATTACAGTCAATTCCTTTCCGATGTTTTCCTGCTGACGATAATCCTTACTTCTCAAAAGCATATCCTCGAAAAATCGAATTTTATTCAGCAGATGTCTTTCTTCTACACTCATATCGCACCTCCGTAAATATGTATTCTATTCATAAAAGCAGTTGCGATTTATGCGCCTTCCAACGTATCATAGTCATCTCACATGGATAATCTTCATATCCAAAAGTCTCGCAAGTGATCAGTCCCTCTATAACACCGGCTATTATTTCCGATTCGTATTGCTTGTATGGGTAAATATAATCTGGGAGATACCGATGTATACATCCGCATTCGGAGCATTGATACCTCGGAACATTCACCCATTTGCTCACACGACCTTTCGTCCGTACAATTCTTCTAACTTTGTCATAGTATTTCAATTTTCCACCGCAGTCCTGGCAGGTTGATGTATTGTTACTGATCATATACCTAACCCTTTCTATCCTAGGTTAAAATATAAAAATTTAGTGTAGGAGTTGACAATTCCTACACTATGATATATGATTACTAACGATAAATCAACAATCCAACATAAAATCTCGGTTCATTATCATGAGGAGGGATTTAATATGCTGATACAATGCCCGGAGTGCGACTTACAGGTAAGCGATAAAGCAAATACCTGTCCGCATTGTGGATACCCGCTGAAACCAGACGCAAAGCCCAAATCGTCTCGTAAACCAAATAAGCGCAGGCGGCTTCCAAACGGTTTCGGTCAAATAAGTGAGATTAAAGGTAGAAATTTAAGGAACCCTTTCCGTGCAATGGTTACGGTTGGAAAGGACAAGAATGGCAAACCAATATGTAAGCCGTTGAAACCGGAGTCATACTTTCCAACATACAATGATGCATACACAGCTCTTGTGGAATTTAATAAGAATCCGTATGACCTGGAACCGTCTATCACAGTCAAGGAACTGTACGACAAATGGACATCGGAATATTTCAAGACTCTGAAGAGCGACGACAGCGCCAGAGCTACTACATCGGCTTGGCAATACTGCTCTGCTGTTTACGATATGCGAGTCATGGATGTTCGAGCAAGGCACATAAAAGGCTGCATGGAAGAAGGTGTTGCTACCGTAAGAGGCCAAGAGCAGACACCAAGCGCATCAATGAAGAATAAGATAAAGACGCTCTTCAATCAGATGCTCGACTATGCTGTTGAATACGAACTTGTAGATCGGAACTATTCGAGAACATTCAAGCTTGCAGACGATACCATTAAAGAAATACAGACTGTCAAGAAAGAACACATTCCATTCTCTGATGATGAGATGGCTCTTCTGTGGAAGAATCTCGGACATAAATATGGGATTGAGTTCATGATTATTCAATGCTATTCTGGATGGAGACCCCAGGAGTTAGGTCTGATAGAATTAGCAGATGTTGATTTATCGAACTGGACATTTAAAGGTGGAATTAAAACCGATGCTGGTGAAAACAGAGTTGTACCGATTCATCCTCGGATAAGGGACTTGGTTTCCAAATCGTACGAAGAGGCTGAGCAACTTGGGAGCAAATATCTTTTTAATTATACAGATGAAGATCGCCGCGGTAAGAATACCAAGTTGACATACAATCGGTATAGCAAAATATTCAATCGCATTCGGGACGAGCTTAAACTCAACCCGGATCATAGACCTCACGACGGCAGAAAGCATTTCGTAACCAAATGCAAAGATGCTAAAGTCGATGAATACGCTATCAAATATATGGTCGGACATAAGATTTCAGATATCACCGAAAAGGTGTATACAGCCAGAGAATTTGAATGGCTCAGAACTGAAATAGAAAAAATAAAATGACTTGCATTTGACGCTCAAATATAGGAATAGCGGTATAGGAGTAGTGCAGGAATAATGTATGAATTACCTACATTTTCCCACTTTTTACTACTCTTAACCGCTTCATAATTCCTTGATTTTACCGGATTTTCTCGGTATAAGCCACCTAACAAGTTTCTATAATGGAAACAAACTATCCAGCATTTACAGTACCTAGAGGGTTCAAATGTAGGAATAATCGAGAAATAAACGACATCCACACGAACTTAATTACCTCTATCTACTGTTCAAAACCATCTTCAATCACATCGCCCGTAGAATCCAAAAGAACCGAGTTGCGGGCTTTGCGATAGATGGTTTGTCCCTGAATTGTTTTACCGGAACTGTCTTTGATTGGGTTTCCGCTTGAGTCTTCGATGTTATCTAAGAACACGAACTCGTTAGGATATCCTGCGAAAGCCGTTCCGGTAATAATTGTACCATCTGCTTTGTGTGCTGTATAGCCCTTCAACAAAGCTTCTTCCGTAACAGTATCGCCGGTAAGGTCGATCAAAACTTTATTGCCGAATACGATTTTATTCGCAGCCATTTGACAAAACCTCCTTATCCGATCGTAACAGTCTTCCCTCCGGCAGAGTTGTCGGTTTCTACATACGGGATTGCCTTAACTGTAACCTGAGATAAGCAGTTGTACTCTTCATCCGGCATAATCGTCTGAGCTTCTTTGGACGGTGTTACCTCCTTGCTCTGCGGCTTCATATCCTCAGAACCAGACATAGCACCTTCAACGCCAAGAATCGTCACACCCTCACGAATGTTAGTAGCAATAAGCTTTGCCTGTTCAGTGGCATCAATAGACACCTTACCAGAGCCATCATGATAGCCTTGCGGTACTGTATATTCTCCAGCCACAGTTGAGATGATACCCTTGACAGCGCCGTTGTTCTTCATAGTACCTGTAAGCTTACTTCCACGGGCGTGCGCAGTCTTTCCTACGAGAATCTCAGCGACAGCCGCAGTATCTTCGGAAGTATCGCTGTCGAATGTACAGGTACCTGTGATCTTTGCACCACTCTTATCATGAGCAGTAATACCTTTGAGGACCTTATCTGCACTGACGGAATCGCCAGTAAGATCGATAAGGACATCCCCCCCCGTAAATGACTTTGTTTACATTCAGATTTGCCATAATGTTTAGTCCTCCATGACACTTTCATTATTTTTCTTTATCAGCAGTCTTGTTGTACTGGGATGTACTGATTCCAAGGATAACACCAAGGAAAGTATCGACCGCAGTGATGGTTCCGACTACCTGCTCTCCATACGGGAGACCCCAGATTCCAGCCAGTGCAAAATATAATGTACCAGCAGCCGGAAGCAGATACATAGCAATCCACTTAAGGATGTCGTATGTCTTGTTACTCATGCTCATTGTGCTCTTCCTCCTTCTCTATAAATTTATGAATCGGGAGTTTGTCCACCTCCTGCATAATTCGCTTCGCTGAACCGTTCCCGCCCATACGTTCGTAGGGTTCATAGAGATATACCCTCAGATTTTCATATTCATCCTGGGTTACACACCCACGGTCAATATACGACATTCCAAGATACATGATCCTGTCATGTGCCAATCCAATAAGCATCTCTGTTTTAACATCTTTTTGCTCGCTTTTCTTTTGCAAATAGGCCCACAGCCCAGAAGATGCAAGAACTGAGCTAAAGATCGTAAGTACAACCTGAAACCATGGTTCCATCGTTTCCTCCTTCTTTATGTGCAATCATGCAGACCTATCAGAAACAATCAGCTTCTTGTTGACTATTGTGATTTTCTTACTAAATAGGTCTTATCCGGCCTCTTTCATGCAGCTCGAATTCCTGTGTCGGTCCATTTTGAAGTGTCCGATTTATTAGATCATCTTGGATTTCGAATATGTACCGCAGGAAATTCATCATGAATTTTTGCGTCGATTCTTTCCATTTGCTGCTCTTCACAGAGACCTTATAAGCCCTATACAAGTTATTGGCGTCACAGACAATCTCCTCGTAGTTCATAACCTATTCACCGTTATAACAATACTTACCGTAGTAAATTGTATTAGGCTTTATTATTTATCCTTGCGGAACGGATAGCATCTCCTTCTTCGTTGGTTAATCGAAGAATCCGGACGAACTCCATTAGAGTTCGAAGCGTTGTTGTAGTTCGTATTGCCATTGTTGTTCACATTGGCAAAGTTAGCCGAAGAAACGACGCAATTTTTAGATGTTACCCTTTTTCTAACCGCGACTTAATCGCCATGTCTCTTTGACGCCACCTTTTTATCAATCCGATTTCTCGGTCGATAGCTTTAACATACCGGTTGTATAAATTCAGATCTACATCAAATATTTCAACAACCCGTTGTAACTCATTGATGAGCTGCTCGCAATTTACAATGGCCGCATTCTGGTAATCTCTCCTGGTCTCGTACTCGTGCATTGTCCGTGGGTAAATGGTATTTGCCGCTCTAACATTGCTCGTTATCAAGGAAGCACACTGATTTACTTTCGATTTGAAACTCCGCATCAGTTCTCTGTACTTGGCAAAGTTTTCTTCTGAAATTTCTCCATACGCGTACTTCTTCCGAACAAAGCTGTCCACATCCTTAACACCAAATCCTCTCTGCATAAGGAGTATCAGCATATCATGCAACTCGATCGAGTACGTAATCGCTTCGAATTTTGACTCTTTCCTGTCGCCTAACAGAACGCTCATTCGTAATCTTTACCGGTGATCTCAGCGAACTCCTCTTTGGTGATCCAGCCCATCTTCACCGCATTACGAACCTTGGTCTCATTCCACATTTTCATGCGGTACCAAAGCTTTACTTTACTGTAATTCTTGCTATGTTCCATGGTGATCCTCCTTCTTAAAGCTCTACATTTGACATCATTGCAATGTAGGCGATGTCAGACTGCATTTTGGTTCTGGCAAATTCCTCCTCAGAAATATCTCTAAGGACAAACCAGTATTCCCCAGGAATCTGCTCAACGATCTGAACAAGTTCCATGTTCGGATGAACAGTCTCGGTTGTTCCGTCGCTGATAGTAACCGGAGAGCAGTTATCTGCAAATACAGATTCCTCGATTTTTTCTGTAGAAATGAAATTGTTTCCGTTCAGCTTAAGATTGGAAATCTCAGTTCCATCACCGAGGGTAATTTTATAGATTTTCTCTTCCATGATTAGAAGCTCCTTTCAAAAATAAAAACGGGGCACAAGGCCCCGCGA